TATGTCGCACCATCATATCACGTAGATATTGTTCTGCTTTTGCTTTAGGTAAGTTACCGACATCGATATAAAAAATACGACGCTCTGGTGCACGCGAGATACGATAGATAACTGTAGCATCTTCTAGTGTGCGAAGCTGATTTAAAGGCTTAATTGCTTTCTGTAAATAAGAATAAACCATCTGATTATTCTTATCCATTAAACCTGAAGTTACATGAATAATAGAATCAGGCGCAATTCTAAGACCGGCTGTAGTAGCATAATCTATAGGCACACCTGCGTTAGATCCTGCATTCATATAACCTCTATCGCTATAAACATAGTACTCAGACTTGGTCTGATTTACCATGATAGGACCCTTGCGGTTCTTTTTTACTTCTCTAATTTTTCTTATTTTTCTAGGATCGATATAGCGTAATTCTTGAATACCAGTTCTTGGCTGTACATCATCGATAATTAAATGATAGTAGAGTCTGCCGTCTACATACCATCTTTTAAAAATTTCATAACAGCTATTATTAAAATCTAATAACTCTAAAACGTAATTAAATTCATTACGTATTACTTCTTTTATATTTTCACTATAAGGAACTTTATCTAAGTTAATTGATACCGTTTCTTCAGCATTAGTATCCATAGCTTCGTTAACGATATCGTCAACCGCCATTTCAATTTCTGGTTGTAGAGAAATTTCTCTATACTTAGCAACGAGCTCTGCTTCTGTGCGAGCTGTACCTTCTAAGTCTACATATGTTGCATAGGCACCACCAGCCGCAACAATAACTGCGCCATCATCTTTTACCTCTGGGGCAAAAGACTCTAGCGGCTTTTCTTCTTTTCGCTTGATTTCGAAACCGAACAGTTGCATAATAAATTATCCTTGAGTAAGAATTGAGGGCTACTAGTATTTATAGTAGCCCTCTATCCTGTTCTTACTTACGTCCCACCAGCGTTGCCGGTGATACCTGGGAGTACTTCAAAGTTGTCGTATTGGAACACAACGTTAAATTGTTCAATACGATCAGTAGCATCCCAATCTAGATCAATTGCTGTCACTCTTGACGGGAAAATACCATTAAACTGGTAAGTTCTGAGCACTTCACCTGCTTTACCGTATTGAGTTACGGTAGCTTGTGATTTATAAAGTGCTGGTGCTCCTGAACCTAGAGTATTAATATTACCTTCATAAGAATTTATCGCATTATTCCAAGTTTCCATAGCATTGCGGATAAGGAAATCCTCATCGTTAATAACTGTGACTGCCCAATCACCAAATACTCTGTCCCCTGCTACCTTAATTCTACGACCAAAATATGGTACCTGGATTACTCCAAGAGTAGATTCTGGTAGCTGTGCTGCTCTTACAAGAAATGGAACCTTGAGATCAGCAACTGGGTTAACCGGGTTAGTAATTGTAACTTGAAACAGCGCTGGTCTAGCACCGCCAAGGGTGAGCTGACCACGGATTTCGTTAATATTGAAAGCCATTTTCTATCTCTCCCTTTAATTAAAACTTGCCAACAACTTCGTTAAACTCTACACCAGTTCTAACTGCGATGAAGTTAAGCTGGATGAAGTTAATTGAACGAGCTGGTTTAATGTAAATATCACCTACGAATTCGTTTCTATCGATAATCTCAGGTGTATTGTTTGTACCATCACAGACTACTCTAAAGTCATAGATACCACGGCGACCCTGAACGTCTCTTAGGAACGGTTCTACAAGATTTCTAAATTGTGCTCTTGTAAATTCATCGTTGAATTCGAAGAGAGTAAACTTAGCAGCTGTAGCAATGGCTTTTTCAAGCACAATGAACAATCTACGTACGTTGATTCTATCGAATGCAGAAGGCTTGCTAAGTGCAGTCTTATCACCGAAGAGGATTGTACCCTGGCCAGGTTGTGTGATAACTGGGTTAACACCAATCTTGTACAGAGCGTCTCTATCAGCTTTACGTGGGTTATAAGCAAGTCTTACAACGTTCTTAATTTGACCACGGTTATAACCTGCAGGTGAGAACCAAGGATCTCTTAGATTATCTGTACGTACACAGAGACCAGCGATATCACCGTTAAGTGGTACCCAACGATATACATCGTTATACTTGTCATAAGCATACTTATAACCTGAGTCAACTACAGCATAAGAAGATGAGTTGATTGAATTTTTAAATGTAGATACATTATCTACTTCAAAAGATCCACTAACCTGTACCACATCGTCCTTATCTGGAGAGATAAACACCACGCAATCTTTTCTAAATTCACAGATATTATCAATAATATAGTTTGCAAGCTGAGTCTTATTAGTACCACCCATTGCTTTACCTTGAAGTACGAGAGAAATATCTACGTCTTCAGCTGACTTAAACAAGTCATATGCAGTAGTAAGGGTTTCCATATTTACAGAGCCTTCAGTAATTGAGCCCTGTGACCCGTTAACCATTGAAAGTGATAGTGGCTTAGTATTTGTAGATCCAGTTAGAGATACTGCAGCTGCAGCACTTGCACCTGATCTATGGTTAGCCCACCAAATCCAATTTGAACTCTGATTTAGTACAGTTTTGTAATAGTTTGTTGCACCATCATCTTTAACTGCATCAGTAGCTCTAGAGAGACCTTCCCACTTTTCAAGTACTTGACCACGCACACCGGTGAAGAGCCCGTCTTCGTCAGCTACGATAATATGAACTTCATCGTTTACTGCAGTGTTTGCGTTTCTTGAGTCTACGAATGTAGAACGTCCAGGTGCTTTGTCTACGAGATTGTAATATTCCCAGCTTCTTTCGAACTTATGAGATACAACTGAGCTTGAGCTAGTTACTGTTACGTTAGTTGCTAACTGGAACGGTCTTTCAAATGTCATTATAACATCTGATCCTGGGCCGTTTTTAGTAATAAAGTGGCCAGTTTCTGATGCACCTGGAGTTAATGTGATTCCATAACCTGTTGAGGTAGATGAGATCTTAACACCTGATGTGTTTGCTTTTACTACATAATAGTTTGTATCACCAGTTAGACCAGTTACTGCTGTATTGCCTGTATCTGTTGAGTAAGTAATCAAATCACCGTTTGAATATGGATTATTTGATACTGAGATAAAGTCAGCAAGTACAAATGTGTGACCAGTTTCTGATGAACCAGCAGATAGGTTAATTGCAGAACCACCTCTAGAAGTAGAAAGCTGAATACCTGTAGTATTAGCACCTACAACATAGTATACTGTATTATTAGCAAGGTTAGTTAGCGCTGTATTGCTTGCTGCTACTAAATATCTCACTACATCATTATTTGCAAATGGGTTAGATGCAATAGTAATGAAGTCTGCAGTAGCGTTTACAGCAGAGCTAGCATTGAAGGATGAGTTAACTGTCTGAACACCAGTGTTTGCGTTAAATGCTCTTACAATATTTTGCTGTGTAGCAAAAGAATGACCAGTTTCAGATGAACCGGGTGTTATTGTAATAATAGAATGTGTGTCACCAGGTGGTGTTGCAGATAGATAGAACCCTGATGTGTTAGCACTCTTTACATAGTAAGTAGTGTTATTTGAAAGTTCAGTAAGATTTGTGTTGCCTGTAGCTACTAAGTAAGTAACTGCTTGACCGTTAGCAAATCCTGAGCTTGCAATTGCAAACCAGCCAGCAGAGTTTACACTTGAGCTAGCGTTAAAGGTCTTAGTGATAGTTTCTTGATCTTTAGTTAGAGTAGATAGCTTAAGTTCTTGGAATCCAAGATCAGTATTACCTACTGTAATGATGTCGCCAATAGTAAACATATTGTAGAATGAATTAGCTTCAGCATCTGAGTTGGCAGATAGTGTAGCTGAATTTGATCCTACAACGAATGATACGTTAGCTTGGTCGATTTTTACGCTCCCGCCTAGTGTTGTATTAGCAAAGGCAAAAACGTTTTGATTATAAGCATTAGCTGAATCGCAAACAGATACTTTAAGCGAGTTACCAAAAGTACCAGGATATCTTGCAATATAAACGATAGATGCGTCAAATGCTGAAGCACTTAACTCGTCATAACTGTCTTCGTTCTTTACTGAATAAGTATCCGGATCTTCTGATATTGCAGCAGTGTTTGCAGTAGCTGAAGTAATTTGAATAGCTGTATTTGTAGTAACAGTGTTACCTGCACGTACTACATATAGCTGGTTACCGTATGCTAAAAATGATGCAGCAGTGTAGTATGTTTCTGCATTATAATTAGTTGGCTTACCAAATAGTTTGTAGAGTGACTGCTCTGAGTCAATAAGTACTCTTCTGTTGATTGGACCCCAGTTGAAGAGACCTGCAATTGCGCCTTCTGTAGTTGCAACTGCTGGGACAACTGTAGTCAAATCAATTTCTGAAATATTAACTCCTGGACTGATTTGAAATCCCATAATTTATCTCCTTTAATATAAATATACTTCAATTTACAAGTATATTTATAAAAACTTAGTTTTAAGATCTTAGAAAGCGGTCAAAATCACTTATTCCAGAAATAACATCATCCACATCTTGCTGTGCTCCATCATCTAACATAATAGCAAAAGGTGTTAATTCTTCTTCATAATATCGTTCATTATCTTCTAATATTTTTTTACGTACGTCTGTGCTTGTTAATTCTTTAAAATAATTTTGACTTGCCATCCAAGCAAATAAGACAAGACACATCACTAAATCATCATTATGGCCTTCTTCCGCATTGTACGAAGTTCCATCTACTATAAAAGTAGATAGCTCTTCTATGATGTCATAATCGAAAAATACTAATTTATTATTTTCAATTAATGCTTTTAAATTAGAACAACCAATTCTTTTAGTAATTTTAGTAGTTTTCATACCCATTCTATTTTGTCTTTGGAATCCAGCTCCAATCTGGGTACCTTTTTTAGCTGAAGCTTTTGTGATAACTATATTTTCATACTCTAAATCTTCATGTAAAATATTTACTACTTGTGAACCTATATTTACTTCAATAAGAATAGCAGCATTATTGTAAAATCTACCTACATTTGCTAATAAAGTTGGATACAATAACTCTGTTATTTCATTATTTTTAAATGTAGCTACTACTTCATATGGAATTGTAGTAGTATCTATAACAGTGAATGCAGAATAGTCACCACCTAATCCCTCTGAAACGTCAACTGTAATAGCATAATAATGATCTTTTACAGGTTTTTTAAAAACTTTAACTCCATTTTCTATAACTTCTGGAGCTCTATAAACTAATTTAGATAAAATTGTAGGGTGAATAAGCGTATTAGCAGAACCTAAGAACTCGCATTCAAATTCTTGTCTAAATTGATCTACAGAAGTATTTCTTATTGTCTCTTCTTTCCAGGCTTCATCTCTACCTGGAACATCAGACCAATGAACGTCTACTCTAGCATATGAATTATTTCCATTAACTGAATCTGTCCAAATTTTATAAAAAAGATTCATTCCATTAGGAGTAGAAGTAATAATAAGCTTTGATGTTTGACCGGATGAAATAGTAGGAAACACAGAAGCGAAAAACATATCCTGTATATTTCTAGGCACGAATGCAAACTCGTCTAGATATATCAAATTATATGATTGACCACGAACTGCAGAAGATGATGTAGCTGAAGCTAAGATTTTAGATCCGTTTTCTAACTCTATATTACCTTTATTCCATTCAATAATACCTTGCTGCAACCACTTAGGTAGCCATTCATAAGCTAATTGAATTCTAGCTAAAATTTCTCTAGCTTGAACTTGTTTATTAGCAAGTACTGCTATATTAAAATTTTCATTAAATAATATTTTGTGTAACATATAGCCTACAACACCGGTAGTCTTACCCACCTGTCTAGGCATTTTGCATATAGTATATCTATTATTATCAAAAGATTTAAACATATTCTTTTGATATTCATAAGGACTAAATTGAACCAGCCCTTTATCTACAGATACAATTTTAACATATTTTGAGCAAAAATAATTTACATCTTGAGAACATTTAATATATTCCTCAATTTGTTCTTTATTAAATTGTAAAGTAACATCTCTACGTTTAAGGTTTTTATTACCTAAGTAACCAGTATCATTCTGTTGCATTTTGTGGATTTTTTATCATTTTAAGTAGTTCAGCTGAAGAACCTACAAATAAATTATTATTTGTCACTTGTTTTTCTGGCACATTGTTATCTTTATCCAATTCTTTTTTAACTTTAGCAAGATTTAATAAATCTTTATTTGCTTCTGTCATAGTTTTAATAAGATTAGTTGCTACTTCAAATGCTCTAGCAGACTCTGATTGTTTAGCAATATCAATAATATCATCCAAAGCATTCTGACCTTTCTCTATTATACTATAGAGATTAGTACGCGCATATTCATAATCGTTATTTTTTTCAGCTTTTATTGCAGGTAAAACATCACCTATTTTAGATACAGTATTCATTGGTTCTAATCCTAAAGATTCTGCAATCGGGTCTTCTCTTTTAGGTGTTTGCATTAGGGAAGTCCTCTATAGTAACTATAAAGTCCCAATTATCTTCTTCATCAATTTGTGTATAAGAAACTGTTTCAGTAATATCAGTAGTAGGATTACCGTTAGCGGTTAACCCTGGCTGTATAGTTACTCTTGATGCGACTTCATTAGTATAATCACCAGTATATGGCTTTTTGTATTCTGGTGTATAAAAATTGACTTTAGAGATTTTAATAAGCTTGGCCTCATTAACAGGCCCATAGAAATAACATTTCATAGTAAATTTAAGAGTGTATATTATTGCTCTTCTAGTAGTAAATGCTGCATCATAGGTATCTTGCGCAGTTACGCTATTTAAAACTAATGGTATATCTGTTACATCATCAAAATCTTCTAGTAACTTTGCTGTTACTGTCCATTCAGGAGTAAAATAAGGAAGAATTTGCTCTACAATTTTAGTAGCATCTTCATTAGTTTTAGTTAAAATAGACATAGTAAAATTAAGATCATACGGGACTGGATTATAAACTCTCTTATAAACACTATTACCATTTAAATTGTTTTTAGATACTTTTTTACCTATAGTATTTAATTTTCTGTCTGGGGCATATCTAAGATTTTCTATTTCAAATCCTATACGAGGTAGAATAGTACTAACTTGTGAGATAGCTGTTGGGTTATCATCTACGCGAGCAAGAAATTTATCTCTAGGACCATAAGCTATTGGAACTAAAATAGTTTGTTTAGACCCACTTTGTAAAGTTCTATCTATTTTAATATTATTAAATAATGTACCAAATATAATAATATATTTTCTAAAAAGTTGATGATAAAAAGGAGCTGATAGCATTATGTTCTACGCCCTTCTGAGAACGGATCTATTTCTGTAAAGTCTACAAAATTAGCGGCTTCGCTTTCAAAATATTCATTTTCAGCGTTTGCTTGATCAACATCTGAAGCTTTAAATTCTTCTAATGTTAAGAATATACCATTCTCTGTAGCAAGCTCATTACCGTTTTCAGCTAATAGTATATAATCATTAGTAACCATGCTATAAGCATTATAAAGGTTGTCAATAGTTGGTATGCCTGTATTAAATATTTCACTTGAATATTCAAACAATTCTACAGTCATTTCATAAACTTGTAGTGCACCTAATTGATAAAATACTGGTTTTTTATTAACAAATTTAATCTGATAAAGAGCCTGAGTTAATGGAAACCAAACTAAATCACCTTCAAAAGGTCTCGCTTTATTAGTAAGAGAAGTTATTTCTTGATCGAATGATCTCTGGGAGATAACAAATTGAAGTTGATCTCTTACTTCCAAACCAAACTTAGATAAGAATTCACCCTCACCCATTAAATCATTAGCACTCTTTAAATACATTTCTATACTAATACCAGTACCAAATGAATATGTTTCACCTTCTCTAAAAACATTATCTTTATTAATAGTGGTTCTAGGAATATAGTACATGTCTATACCGTAGATTTTGATTGCTTCTACAATCAAATCTTCGATTAAATTTTGCTCATTACTAGCACCAATATTATTAAAGTATTGTGAGGTTGCCATTACCCTATCATATCCATAACTGGTAGGCTATAAGACCTAATCATTTCAGCTTCTAACTTTTCTATCTCACGTTGAGCATCAACGTAAATTTTATCACCATTGAACGTAACTCCGCCAGGCATTTGAATACCTGAGAATTTAGAAAGGTTCATACCCCACTGTCGTTTAATAAGCTGCGCAGTATATGTTTGAAGCCATCTATCAGACCACACATCCGGAAATTCTAATGGATCTACGACTTGATAAGCCTCTACAATTAAATAGTTACCTACTGCAATTTTATTCCAGTTAACATCAACATATAATCTATTAGTATGTCTATTGTATCTAATAGGCTGCTTACCAACTAAAAGTTGTTCTAATAATTGAATATGCTGGAATGCCTGGTAATAAGGTACCATAGATTGATATACTAAAGTATACAAGTCGTTTAAAGCTATCTGGTATCTAATATTAAAGATATTATTTGTATTAATATAATCGCCTATATCGTAAATATTAATAGCACCAATAATATTATCTGGTAAACGAACATAGCCTCCTACATAGCCTCTAAGATCTGCACCTACACCGGTTGCAGAAGTAATTGAGATAGTAGGATCTTTTCTGTATTTTGTTCCGTTATTTGTTATAGTAGCTGAAGTAATGACCCCGTTGGCATTGGTTGTAATTGTAGCAGTAGCACTAGCGCCGTCTACATCTCCAGCACCGTTAGTTATAACTACTACATCTGAATTAGCATATCCAGAGCCACCATCAACTACGTTGATTTCTGAAATACTACCTGGTAAATTACTTTCAGTAAAAACATGCTTATAAAATACTTTAGAAGTACCATCAAAGTGATAATCCATATAATATTTTAATGCTTCATCGATGCGATCTTCTACTTGATCGTCATCAACATTAATCTCGATTACTGGTTTACCTAATTTTCTTAAGCAGTATTCTTTAAATTCTGCTCTAGTTCTTGGAACTGCCATTGGTTACATCCTGTTTTATAGTATTTATGCAGGTGGTGTTTTATAGTAATTGTTTGCTACTAGATCTTGTAAATAATCATTATATCTAGAATCAGTATCTTCTATAACTATGTAAGTATTAGGAAAAGCTTGTTCTGCTTTAGTTTGATTTTCTGCTACTATAACATTAATATAATTGTTAGAAGAGTCCATAATTAAATAATTTTTTATCATAATGTTCTCCTTAGTATTGTATAATTACTACACCTGCAGTTCCAGCTGCTCCAGCACGAGTTGTAATAGCAGTACCACCGTATCCACCGCCACCACCAGCACCGAAACCGCTTCCTGCAGAACCAGCAGCTCCTGCCACTGCAGTAGGCATCGTTCCACCTACTCCAAATCCTAAAGCGCTTGATCCACCTTGACCTGTTCTAGGTGAGGTACCTGAAGATAAGCCACCAGGTGCCCCTGCTTCACCTGTTAAGTTAACATCACCACCTGAACCTACTCCACCAGCACCACCTGCAACACCAGCTGCAGCGCTAAGTAGCCCGCCACCACCACCTGTAGCCTGATAAGTTACTGCGTTATAAACTACTGAAGATGTACCACCAGCACCTCCGTTACCAGCTGCAGCACCAGCAGTTCCAGCAGCGCCAACTGTAACGTTTAGTGTAGTTAGTCCTGCAACAACGTCAAAGTGTGCAATAGTTACTCCTCCACCACCGCCACCACCTCCAGTATGTCCTGCAGTTGCAACTGCGGACCCACCTCCACCGCCACCACCGCCAACTACAGTTACTCTAAACCTCTGAACGTTAGTTGGAATAGGCCAGGTTGCGTTAGTAGCGATTAAGGCAACCATATTATGGAAACCGGTACCTATAAACCCAGTTGAAATGTAAGAGTTGGTTCCTGTATTTGTTAATATATTATCAACTACTAATGTACTCATTTTAACCCTCTTAAAGTATTTTCATGTAAGCATCAGAGGCAACAGTTACTGTGTTGCCTGAAGCTATTGTAAATTTATGTATAAAACCAGCAGCATAGCCGGCGTAAATAGTTAAGTTTCTATTTGTAGTATGTCTGTGTTGGAAGCCACCACCTGCTGCTAAAATGCTATCAACAGAGTTATAATCTTCACCGGTCATTACTATACCGTACTTATTTGTTACGTTAGCAGAGACTGGGTAATTACCATAATACAAATAACCGTTAGTTATAGAAGCATTAGCAGAATTTAAACCTACAGAAGCAGAATATGCAAACGCTGTAGTTATATTACCGGTTAGTGTTGCGTTTGCAGTTGCAGGTTGTATTAGTGATTGTACACCATAAGCAGTACCTATTGTACCTGTACTGAACGTGCGTACTAAAGAATAAACACCTCTAGCTGTTGTTACAGTGTTTGAAGATGCTCCGTTTGCATAATTTCTAACATCAGCTCTATAACCTTCCAGCGCAGCTGCAAACGCATCAGATGTTGCTGTACTATTACCATTATAAACTAGTGATCTACTTCCAAATACAGTACTATTTAAAGGTGTTCCTAAAGAATCTTTATTTTCAGATATATTTTGAACAACTCCATCACGCCCAAAGTATGATCTAGCCGCTGTTAAAGTGGTGTTTTGAATTAAAGCTGAAGTATAAGACCCATAAGTAGATGCATCTGTAGTATAAGTTTTGTTTATATTTAACCCGATAACAGAAGTATGAGCAGTTCCTATTCCTACAGTTCCTGTATGATATAAACCTAAAGTATTAGCAACATATGTAGTACCAATATTATAAGCAACTGCATTTACTACGGTGCTGTTTGCAGTAAATGCAGTACCAACTGAATACGATGCAGCGTTTACAGTACCTGTATGATACAAGCCTAGAGTATTAGCAACATATGTAGTGCTAATATTGTAAGCAACAGCGTTAACTACAGTAGAGTTAGCTGTAAAAGAAGTGCCTACAGTAAATAAAGCAGTGTTAACTGATGATGTAGCATTAACATACCCAGTTACTGTGGTATTACCAGCAACTGAAAGATTAGCAGTTATTGCGGTAAATGTAGTATTTAATACAAGTGACGTTGAGTATGTTACTGCAGTGCCGTTAGCACCTATAGGTGCAGTAAATAGAGATACAGTACCGTCAGCAGCGTCTGAAGACAGTTGAATTGTCGCAGCACCACCTGATGTAGCACCGTCAGCGGCGTATTTTACAGATACTCCATCCATAAAGTTGCCAGCTCTTATATTAAAGTTGCCAGCACCATCATTCCAACTTATACGTTTATGTCCGCTACTATCTAATACTATAGATCCTGAAGAACCGTTTAAAACTAATGTACCTACAGTTAATGACTGTGAAGTAGTACCTGTATGATATATACCTGTTGTATTGGCTATTAATGTGGTGCCAATAGTATATGATGCAGCATTAACAGTTCCAGTGTGATACACACCTGTTGAATTTGCTACTAAAGAAGCGCCTACTGTAAATGAAGCTGCATTAATAGTACCTGTATGGTAAACACCAGTAGTATTAGCAATAAATGTCGTGCTAATGTTATAAGCAACAGCGTTAACAACTGTTGAGTTAGCAGTAAAAGAAGTGCCTACAGTATGTGATGTGGCGTTTACAGTACCAGTGTGATAGATACCAGTTGCATTAGCAACAAACCAGTCTACTGTCGTGTTACCACCATATATACTGTTTGCTTCAAAGTCTGCAATATGGAAAGAAGCATCTGTAGTATCAATATAGATAGAAGTATCTGGTTCTGGAGAATAGTTATCAAATACTTTCCATCTACCATCAGATGCATCTCTAAAGAAACCAGTATGATGATAAGTACCATCATTATAACCTGCTGCAAAACCTAGATCTGGATTAGCATCTGATTTACCTCTAGCTGTACCTCCAGAAACAAAAGCATCAACGTTTGTATTAGCAACTGTAAATGTTGTTGAGTTAGCGGCAAAAATATTTAAATATGTTCCGTTATATGATGCTGGAGTAACCCCAGTAACAGTTACATCCCACCCTGCAGAAAAATTATTATTAGCAGTAAATACTACATGAGTACCGTTACTTGAAATACTAGTAATAGTAGCTAAAACACCATTATTAAGGTATATCATGTTATCAGTGAAAGCTACCGTGTTACCTGATAGTGATACGGAAGACCCTGTAATTGTAAGATTACCACCTACAGTTAGATCTCCAGTAAACGAACCAGTAGTACCAATAAAGGCATTAGAATAAACATTCTTATAATAACCAGTAGTTGGTGCGCCTAAATCATAAGTTGCATTAGCTGCAGGTATTAAACTACTTGCTGCATATGCATTAAATGTTATTCTATCAGCAGAATCAGAACCTAATGTTGTGTTTGCTGTATTGAATAGCCCGCTAGTATTAGCCTGTA